GTTTTGTTCAGCGTGATCCCGCCCATTGCCCGCGCCGCAGCGATCATAAAGTTGACAACAGTTCTAGTTCTGTCTGCAAATCCCTGCAAACTTTCGGCAATGTCCTCAACAAAATCAATGACGTTAATAGCTAGCGTTTTGGCAAAATCTTCAATCTTGCCCATACCATTTTCGCCTTTAATGGCATCGACCAATTTATCGCGAATCAAGTCAACAATCACGCGGAAAGCTGGCGCAAGACCAGCCGTTATTTGATCTGCAACGCCCTTAAACATCACGCCAAGTTTCATCATCGCGTCATTGGCTTCTTCAACACCCTTGACCGAACTTGACGACAGTATAAAGCCAAGGCCTTCAGCGTCTTGGAACATCTTTTGCAAGGCTGCGCTGCCGCCTTCCAGCGTGTTTACAAACGCCACGCCTTCGCTATCGAACAGCTTAAACGCCAGACGCACTTTATCGCCGCTGCTTTGCACGTCATCAAACGCATCAGCAAGCGCAAGCATTTGCTTATCAAGTGGTTGTTTGGCTAGTTCTTTGGCGTTCAGACCAAGTTCTTTCAACGCATCTTTAGCTTCGCCAGTGCCGTTTGCAGCTTCAGACAGCCGCCGCGTGAAGCGTTGCACCGCCATATCGACTGTGCGCGTTTCAACGCCAGCCAGATTAGACGCATATCGCAGCTTTTGTAATGCTTGACTGGTGACACCCAGCTTTTGCGCGGTCTTGCCCAGCGTGTCGATGCTTTGCAGTGATGATTTGACAAGCAAGCCAATACCAGCCGCACCAGCAACGGCAGTCAGACCGACCTTGAAGTTGAACAGTGCTTTGCGAACAAGTCCAAGCGATTGGTTTAATTTGCGAAAAGTGCCGCGTGTAAGGTCTTTCGCTGTGATCGTGAAATTAAGATTTTGATTTGCCATCTTCGATCACCTTAAAATATGCGAACCATTCATTCAGTTCTGTCAGCGTCAATTCTTCAATTTCGGCTTGTGTCTTGTGAAGGCGATCCGCCAAGGCCAGCATATTCAGCCTCAACGGGTCGCCCTTTAGTTTTTTTCCGCATCCCCAACGCTTTCAACATCGCCAAACATCTGCCCAGCAATATCAGCAATCAAGGCCACACTATCACCCATCAAAAACATTTTATCTTCAATGGTGAACAATCGTTTGCCATCGGCATCTTCAGCTTTGGTAATAATCAGATCAACCATTCCGCTGATCGTCATATTGTTAAGAAAGTCTTTGTGCTTTCTTTGCAGCTTATCAATGTCGCCAGCGGTAATTGAGCCAGAATAGATAACTAAAGGCTGACCATCTTCGCCCCACTCATCAACTTTAATCACTTTACGATCACGCTGTCTGCGTGCCGCTATCTGTTCTCCCAAACCCATTTTTTACCCCTTAAACGGTTGTTTCAGTTAGGCCACCAGTGCCTTGCAGCGAATAGGTGGCGGTGTTAATTCCATCAGATGTTACACCGATTGACCGGCTTGTGACAATCGCTGAACCAGTCAGTTGATGATCGCCGCTAGTGTTGCCTTCCATCTGCAACTTCAATGTTACGCTATCGCCAGCGGTTACTGCTTGCTGCGCGGCATCTGTATCGTCAAAATATGTCTCAACAGTTGCGGTGAAATCTGTGAAGCTGGCTTTGTATGTTTTAGCTGTATCGCCCATCACTGTGTCTTCAATTGTGTCGGCAGTTTCATCAACCGAAAAGCTAATCACTTCAGCCATTACGTCTGTGCCGATTAGAACGACACCATCGTTTCCTTTAAAAGTCGCCATCGTTATATCTCCTAAACGGCAGTTTCAACGTCATTTTCTTTGGTGCGGTATTGCACCGAAAGAGTAAACCGACCAACGGCAACCGGCTGTTCGCCATCGCCACTATAGTCAGCCTCAAACGCAACAACCTGTGCATCTTTTGCCAGATTGTTCAGCGTCACATCAGCGGCAATGGCTTCTTCAACCTCAACCGCAATTCCATCCAGCGCATTATCATAATTAGCTGTGCCAATTACATATGCTTCAACAGCAACTTCCAAAACCCGATTTACTGAACGCGCTAAAGTGATTGTATCAAATTCGGTCGCTTCGCTCTTGGTAAAAATACACAATGCCGGAAGCTTTGTCTGTTCCAGCGGAAAAATACGACTGGCAAATACATTCGTGCCGGTTGTGGTCAGTCCTGTCAAAGTCGTGACAATCTGGCTTCGAATTTGCTGGCGAACGTGTGCCATTTATTGTTTCTCCAGAACCAGCGTTGTCATACCAGTGCCATCATCCTGCACAATCCGCATCGTATAGGCCACCGCATTGATCGTGATAGTGTCGCCTTCGGCTGCGCTGCTAACGTCTGCGGTGCGGCAAACAAACCGTGGTTGCTGTAATGCAAAGCCAACACCCCCGCCAGCGTCCACCTCGACAAAATCATTGTCAAAGATGCCATTAATAGTGCCGCCATTATAAGTTGCCGCAACCCCAAAATCATTCACGCCAATAAAGATGGCGCGGTCATCTGCGGTTTCGACAGCCATTAGTCAGCATCCACTTCAGCTACTTTAGCTACTTTAGCTACTTTAGCTGACCACAGTTTCGCATATCCGCGATCAATTAGCTTGTTTGCCTCATTTTCGCGCACATCGTGATCTTCGCCAGCAAGCATAATCCCGACCGAACCCGCTTGGCAGTCTTTGATCGTTGTGATTTTAATCAATTTATTTGGCATTTTTCTTTGTGTTCCGCTTAATAAGGCTAGACGCTGATTTCTTTGTTAGGCCAATAGCCCGATCAGTGATGCCTTGCTTTTCTTCATAAACTTCGACCTTGCCAGTATTGACCAAATCGAAACCCACATTCTCAGCCACTTCGACAATATCGCCAACTTCGTGCGCTTTGCCCTTAATTAAAATATTACGTTTACATCTGATTTTCATATTACGCCCCTATGGGAAAGACAGGGCGACCGAAGCCGCCCCGTCAGTTTAGTTAGGCATCGATGTCCAAGCACGCAGCGAATGACTGGGCGTGACGAACAGCCAAGTCCATTTCCTGCATTACGCGGATGCGTACTGCACCGGTTGAACCGGCTGTGTATGGATCGATCAAGATGTCTGGTGTGCTAAAGAAGCCCATCATCAACTGGCTGAAATCACCGTAGATCATTGCAGATGCAGTTGTCAGTGTGCCTTTTGTCAGGTCAGACGGCACGTTGTTGGTGACTGCCAAGTCATAACCATAAAGGCTATTCCAAGGCGCATCCATCAACATTACGCTGTCAGTTGACGCAACCTTCGGGGTTGAAGCCATATGTGACTTCACTTTCGGGTTGGTCAGATAGGCAAGTGAATTGCCGTTGATCGCAGCGTTGTCAACTTCAACTTCTTTGACCAGATCGGTGATGGCATCCCAAGTCAGTGCGCCACCGTTTGTTCCGATTGCGACTGAACCGATACCGGCTGTTCCGATGATGCCTGTTGGCTCATTAGACCCGCCACCTTCGATTGCAACGTCCTCAATTTTCTGGGCGATTGCGTTCAAAAGATCATCGCGAACGATTTGTTCAACGGATGGATCACTTTGAATCATCAATAATCTGGAAATATCTGAAAACGCCCCAAGTGATTTCGGCTGGAGAGAGATTTGCGAGAACACTGCGTTCACTTCGGCTGTTGCGCCGTTCTCAGCAACGAAACCGGCTGAAACGCCAGTTGCAAGCTTTGGAATAGCAACATCGCCACGCAAACCAGTCATAAAGCGTGCGCCAAGCTCGCTGAAGACCAAACGTGCGCGGAGTGCGTCAACAAACTGATCACCAAGATGATCTGTGCCGACCAAGTGACCACCGGCTGTAGCTGTGCCAACAGTCAAGTCACGGCGACCGCCCCAGAAGCTATCAGGTGCGTAAAAACCGCGTGCTTCGCGGCCATTGTTCTTTGCAATTTGCTCAGAAACTTCACGCTCAAGACCCTGCAAGCCAGAACCGTTTACCAGACCGCGAACAGCTTTCATAAACGAATATGAACGCTCCTCTTTAGCTGACATATCAAC